GTAGCCGCTTGTGCTAAAAAAACCCCATCATTCTTCACACCTTTGCGTAGATTACAGCTCTTACACAAGACTCTAAGATTGTCCAGGTCATGAGTTCCCCCAGCCTTACGAGGGATGATGTGATCGATGTGCATCTGTCCTTCATCTGTGCCACAAATCTGACACGATCTGCCATCACGATTAAACACACGTTCACGCTGTCCTCGATAACGCCTTGAGTTCAGTTTATCTAATGCCATCCCCTAGCCTTCCAATGATCTAATGCTGCACAGAAGTCAGGCTCATCATACTCTGTGACTCCATACCGGTGAGCCACATACCTACTTGCCCAGTCATATTGTTGTGCTGGGTTAGCAGTAGCCAACCACTTAGATCTACCTTGTAGGAATCCATGATGGCTACCATTAACAGCATCAAAGTTCCAATTACTCTCTTTGATAGCAAGAGTATCTAAACACTTATAAGTCTTACTTGTTAGTTGGCTTTGAATAGCTTCTTTTATGCTTAAAGGTTTGAGTTCTATTGCTTCTGCTTGTGTTGGCCCTGATTCATTTATGAATAGAACTCCCCCGATAGCTAACATCGCGGTCGCGAGCAACCGCGCACACGCGCTCGCTAGCGATTTATAGCGTACTGCCTCTGTCAAATCCATGTCAACTCCTTTGTATAACCGCAGGTCAAAGGCTGTTAATCCTTCATACAATCATGACGTTCATCAAGATTAAAAGCGCAGTAATAACAACCCATAGGCTCATAGCAATAAGCACAGCTGTGTTCAAACATAATTTCGTTACAACACATCATTAGTGTTGAGTTAGTGCTTTCTACATAATGTATTGACATTACTTATCCTTTCCCCAACCAGTACCTTTAAAGATCGCTGGTGTTGCTGTAAATACCCGAATCATGGGTGTTGAGCAATGCAGCACTGGGTTAGCAGCTGCGCTCATTGAGTGTTCTAACTCTTGCGTTTGTCCGCATACTATGCATTCATAATCATAAACTGGCATTGTGATCCTTACATTTAGTACAGTAATCGTCATTAATTAACCATGTGCCACAGCCTTGACAACGGCTTGGCTCTTGAAACCATTCTGAGTAATCAACTTTATTGAGTAGCTGGATCAGGTCAGAGAATCGAAGCATGGCTCCGTACTCCCCAGCATCTTCACCTTGCCCGTTAAATCTCATAACCACAACACTCAGCTTCCCATCTGAGCGTTTGCGGGTCAGATCCAGCCACTCCTTTGGTTGGAAGGCAGATCTTGCTTTCACTTCGATGTCGAACGGAACACCTGTGATGTCACTGCCTTGCCGACCTGCCCCAGCACTTTCAGCGTATGGGAACCACTTTTTTAGGTACTCACCGACGCATTTCTGAGTGCGGTACCCACGATGCTTACGATGCTGGGAAGCCATTGCTTATAACCAAATTGGTGGGCATTGTTCTGCCCGATTCTTTGACGAACATGTATAACCTTCATAAGGTTTGCCGGTCTTTGCTGATACGCCCGTCTTATGAATCATGAAGTCATGCTGGCACTTTGGTGCTTGCGGCACTTCTTTGGCATTCATCTCATCTGTTAGCAGATTGATTGCTGAGGTAAGAGATGGCGCAGCTTCTATTGGTATGACATTTAGTTCATCTTTAGGATCAGCAATAGTCCAGGCATCTTTTACTGGTTCTGGGTATCTTTCTTTAAGGATTGGCTTTTCTGTTGCAATTCCGCTTCTTCCTGCCAACTGTACTTTGACCATCTCTTCTCTGGAAGGCCGTCTGCCTTTAGTAGCATAACCTGCATTCGCAAGTGCTCGGCCGATCGCACTAGTCTCGCAGTTTTCAAGCGCACTAGTGGCATTAACGCCGCGATCAGAATCCTTTTCTTCAGCATACCCAGTGGCGTATGCGACTTGGTCGAGATAAGTGCGGTAGAGATAGGCCTTAACAACATATCGATGAGCTTCACAAACTTCCAATTCAGTTGATACCCGACCATCGGGAAACTCCTTCCAAAACTTTTCCAGCCGACTCTCGACTGTTTCATAATCCGCCAGGTTAAACGCCATGATCGATCTCCTCTTGTTTTACTAAAAACTCGGCTTGCTCGGTAAGTGGCCAGTGAGATCCATCTGGCCATATTGACACCCAGACAGCACAAGGCTGGCAATAATGTCGGTTGATTCCTTTAGACTTAGCATGCTGACTTACCACAGTCCACACAGCTAGTGTTTTACCTTTGCCATTAGGGTGTTCTTGACCCCAACGCATCTTGCAGTAATCACACCATTGACCGGGTTTTGCCTTAGTAACTGTCAAGGTCTGTCCAATCAGTTGATGTAATAGAGCCAGCGATTGCAGAGTACGAACAGATGTCCTTGTAACTGTCTGGGTGGTTTGCCGTTGTTTTAATTCGCGAGATCTTGGTGAGGATGAGACAGATTGCGACTTCGTGAGGCTCGATGTTTTTGTCAAGATACACACTCCAGAGTCTTGCGATTTGAATGTGATTGAGAGTTGAATCGCCGTACTCGCTGCCTCGTTCAACGAGGAGTTGCTTGGCTTCATCGAGGATTTCACTGGCCTTCACTCTGACCAAAATGTGTGTCGGGCAACTGAGCGACCCAGTGCGTATCCTTCATCTTTGCCTTGCTTGTAGCCATGCGCATAACCAGCTGCGATACCTACGACTAAAAACGCCAGCATTACCAGCGTTAGATATAAATCAAGATTCATTCCTTAGCCCCTTAATCTCAGTGAGGATCACTGATAAGGCGAATGTACAGGTTACCTAGGACTTATCAAGCACCCTTTGGTAACGAAACGGTAACAATTCTGAGTTATCCATATGGCTGTCGATGTCTCGCCTTAGCGGATCATCGAGATCGCCCGAACCTGCGGCCGTTGTACACAAAGGTGCCATCCCTTTCTAGGTGAATTGTCGATACCTGGACACCCTTAGCATCTTCTTCTACAATCAAAAAAGCCTGTTGCCAGTTCATTGTGCCTTTAGTGTAGTGAGCCTTTCGAATGTCCATGAGATGACCACCTTCAAAGCCACGCAGGATACGCCCTAATTTGCCCCCAGAAGCCTCTGTAAAGGCTGATTGCCCTGCTCTGTGAGTGTGTCCACAGATAACGCTTAGCCCATGCCTACGGGCTGCTTCTAGGGCTGTGAGGCCAGGCGTAGGTTTGATAGCCTGTTCATCTCCATGTACTGCCACATAACCTTTAGCGATCGGGAATGGCTTTTTATGGTAAGAGATTCCTAGTTCATCAAGCTTGAGAAACTTCTCAAAGCGCAGCTCTGGTAATGACAAGAATGCTGGAATCTTATTCATGATAACGTTGTAAAGCCGATCAGTGTGATTTGACCTGATCATGTGGGCTTCTTTGGCATGCTGAGTCAATTCCCATAAAACATCGACTGTCATGTCTCGATCACTAGCTAAGGTTTGTTCGTACCAGCCTGGCTTGTTTTCTGTCCATCGGCTGATCTGCGGCAAGTCGATCTCATCTCCGAGAGTAACCACAGAATCAGGGCGAAACGTCTTAACAAAACTGGAAACATTTTTAACTGCTACTTCGTCGTGATAAGGAACTTGTAAGTCTGGTATTACGACGGTTCTTTTCATTAATCCTCGTCATCGTCTAAACCCGGTAAATTACTCGGGTTATCATTGATGCGTTTGGGCAATATCCATTCTGGATACGAGAACGGATCCATGATCATCGATAAGCAAATGTCCACTGGAAAGCCAGCCTTGCGCAAAGCCTTGTAATACTCATTAAGTCCAATACAGTAAGCCTCTAGTGGAGTGTAAGAGTCATCAACTATTGACTTAGTGCGAGCTTTGCGAGGCGCGGCCATGACTTTATTCTAGCGTTCTAAAAGTATGTTGTAAATCTCATCGACTCGCGTGTTGAGTCGCTTGATCTCGCTGAGTAAGTGTGTGATCACATAACCAGCCAATCCACCGATTGTCACAAGAGTAGCAATATAGAGCTGAAAGAACTCGGCCTGTGTCATTTTCTTCCAAGTTCATCTTTAGGATCCAAGTAACGCAAGACCGGTGGAATAATATATGCTAGACCAGCAGCAATTAGTGCCTTTGGTTCAGTAACTCCAGCTGCGTACATTGAAATGATCGCAACTAAGAATGCTCTGCCCCAAGATGCTGCTGCGTTTTGTAGATCTTTCATGCTGATCCCCCGATCATAGGTATTTGAAGAAACTCACCATTAAGGTCAGCCGCTTGCGTAAACGAGATATGGCAGTGGTGATTATGTTTGTTGATGCCTGTGTATTTACGCCACTTCCAAGCGAGTTTTGAACTGGCAATTCTGCCGTCAAAGATAATGTAGCTGATTCGTTTTGACTTATCAGACTTCGCAAAGACACGAATCTGATCCGCAAGATCTGGCATGAGGTCAGGTTTAGCCTTGCCTGTAAGATCTCGATCGACATCGATGGCACGTACCCAGCCGTTAGCATCAGGATTGTGATCTGAAACGCGCGCGCTGTGTCGAGTATCGCCGATCCAACCATCAGAAGTTCGATCTCGATCTCCGAAGGTGTCGTCAATCTGTTCTCTTAACTGGATTGCGCACTTTGATAGTCTTGGTTTCACTTACATTCCATTTAGCAAAGCAGTTATCTCATCTTCAGTTAAACCTAATTCTTTGAGTTTAACTATGCCTTGTTCTCTGTTAAGCACTCTAATTTCTTGCTCAGTGGGTTGTGCAATGTGTGCAGCAATAGCTGCTTCAAGTTCTGCCTCTGTTACATTCGAACCAGCAACGGGAATAATGATTTTATTCTTAGGGTCATTGAAATCACCATTCAGACC